GGACGGCAAGGCGAATCGGCAGGCCTCGAAGAAGGTCACCTCCGGGGAGAAGAAGGGCGATCCGGTCACGGATGCGCCCAAGGCCGAGAGCATCTTGAAATCGCTGGTGGCGCCGGGCGGCAGCTTCGACTTCAAGGCCATGGCCAAGTCGATGATCGGGGGCAGCTGATGCTCGTCCTGCCGTTCGACAGCGACCCGGCGCGCGTGTTCACCACGCAGCTCGGGGACGACAAGCACTCGCTGGAGGCCCGGTACAACGAACGGTCGGAGTCTTGGACGTTCGACGTCGTGCGCGACACCGACCAGGTGGTGCTGGTGACCGGCGTCCCGCTCCTGATCGGGCAGGACATGCTGGCGCCGTACAGCCTCCACATCGGCGGGCTGGTGGCAACGGACCTCGCAACCACGGACCTCGACCCGGGCCCGGACGACCTGGGCGACCGGGTGATCGTCACCTGGCTGAGCCAGGACGAGCTCGTGCAGCTGGGGCTGGCGGGCGTGCAGGGCCTCGGCAGCACCGAGGGCGACCCGGGCACCATCCCAGACCCAGGGACGGGCGGGTCCGGCTCGGGCGTGCCGCTGGTGCCGCTGGTCGACATCCAGCAGCACGAGGACGACACCGGAATCGAGGTCATCACGTCCCAGTTCATGGCCGACCTGACCCCAAACTCGGCCCCCAACGTCACGCTGAACATCGCCTTCCTGGCCAGCTCGCCCGTCGGGACCGCGACCTACCGGGCGTACGTGGGCGGCTCCCCCGGGGTGATCGACGGCACTCTGATGGGCACCGTCACCAGGGGAGGCGCGGCGTTCATCGCGCTGCGGATCAACGGCGTGCGCTCGAACCCGGGCGGCATCGTGCCGGTGAAGATCACCATTCAGTCGAGCGGCGCCGGCCAGACGGCGGCCATCGACGACCTGACCGGGGTGCTGGGATGAGCGCGTCGGTCCTGCAGTGGAAACGCGAGTGCCAGCTGGTGATCGGCGCCGCCGGCCGCGGCATCTCGATCAAGGACCTGCGGATCTCGTTCGAGGTCACGAAGACGATAGGCCGCACACCCAACACGGCGCTGATCAAGGTCTACAACATGAACCAGGACGGGTTCGGCCGCATCAAGGGCGAGTTCGACGAGGTCCTGGTGAACGCCGGCTACCCCGGCGCGAGCGAGTTGATCTTCCGCGGCAACATCCGCCACTTCTTCGACTATCGCGACGGCAACGACCACATCACCGAGATCGACGCGGCTGACGGCGACAAGGACATCCGGTCTGCCGTCGTCAACGTGACGCTGGCGGCTGGCTCGTCGACCACCCAGCTGCTCGAGCACGTGGTCAGCAAGTTCGGCACGACGACGAAGGGTCACGTGGTGCTGACCGAGCGGCGGCGCATCCGGGGGAAGGTGGTCAGCGCGATGGCGCGCGACGTCCTGGACGACATCGCCGCCGAGAGCGACGCCCACTGGTCGGTTCAGGATGGGCTGCTGCAGATCGTGCCGGTTCAATCGACGCTCCCGACCGAGGCGATCGTCCTGCGGTCCGACACCGGCCTGCTGGGCGCGCCCGAGATCGACGACAAGGGCATCAAGGCGACGTGCCTCTTGAACCCCCGCATCCACGTGAACGGCAAGGTCTGGCTGAACAACAACGACCTGAAGGCGAAGATCGCCAAGGAACTGGAGACCAAGCCGGGCGCCAAGAAGGTGAAGACGAAGAAGCACCGAGGAGAGCTCGCGCGCCTGGACCCGGACGGCGTCTACAAGGTCTACAAGCTGGTGCACGAGGGTGACAACCGCGACACGCCATGGACCACGCAGGTGTTCTGCGTTGGGCTCGACAGGCCCATTCCATCCGGGAAGGCGGCCGCCTGATGGATCCCAAGGCGCTCGCCGGCGCGCAGCGGGACGACCAAGCGGAGGCGACCTTCGAGGAGGCGATTCAGTCGGCGATCGACTCGCGCCTGAAGGAAACCCACACCTGCCTGCCGGGGATCATTCGCAAGTTCGACCCCGCGACCCAGACCGCCACCGTCCAGCCGGCCATCAAACGGATCTTCGTGGAGCAGGGGCCGGTCGACCTGCCGCTGTGCGTGGACGTGCCCGTGCAGTTCCCGGCGGGGGGGCACTTCGTTCTTACGTTTCCGGTTGAGCCCGGCGACGAATGCCTTTTGGTGTTCTCGGAGCGAGCCATTGATTTCTGGTGGGATCGCGGAGACGTCCAGTTGCCGGCCGAGTACCGGATGCACGACCTTTCTGACGCGTTCGCGATCGTCGGCGTCTCACACCGTGGCAAAGCAAAACTTCTCGTTGGAGGGGTGCGCGCAAACGCCGCCGAGCTACGCACCCGCGACGGGACGGTGGTCCTGCGGATCGACGACAACTTCGTACACGTCGGCGGCGCCACGGGCTCGCAGCCGGCCATCATGGGGACGGCGTACCGGACCGCCGAGGACACGTACTTCGCGGCGCTGGAGACCTACCTGGGCGTGCTCGGCGGGCTTCCTGGCATGGCAGGGGCGGCGGCGACGTTCGCGGCCGCCGCCACCGCGTTCCACGGGGCCGCCGCCACGTTCCTGGCCACGAAAGCGAAGGTTCTCTGATGACGATGCTCGTCCGCCGGGTGGACGCCGCCCACGACATGACCTTCGGCGCCGGCCGCCGGAACCTGGCCGCCACCGGCGAGGCGACCGGGCAGCGCCTGCGCTGCCGCATCCTGATGATCCAGGGCGAGTGGTTCCTCGATACAGGCGCTGGCGTCCCCTGGTGGGCGCCCGAGGGCAACGGCGTGCAGCCCATCATGGGGGGCACGAAGAATCTTCAGTACGCAGAGGCGGTCATCAAGGCCGCGATTCTGGGGACCGACGGTGTTGCGACCCTAGACTCGTTTTCGATGTCGTTCAACGGCACCACCCGGAAGCTGACCATCGCGGCCAGCGGCACGAGCGTCGACGGGGACGCGTTCAACATCACGGTGACCGGGCCATGAGCGCCATCACCGACACGGGGTTCGTTCGCACGCGGCTGGATGAGCGCCTCGCCACGCTGGAGGCCGCCGTGCGGGGCATCTTCGGCGCCGACATCGACCTGTCGCCCGAGTCCCCCGACGGCCAGCTGCTGGGCGTGTTCGCGGAGGCGATCGCCGACTGCGACGAGCTCGCCGAGGCGATCTACAACGCTCGCTCTGCCGCTGGCGCGCGCGGCGCCGGGCTCTCCCGGCTCGTGAAGCTGAACGGCGTGACCCGCAAGTCGGCGCAGTTCAGCACGGCCACCGTCACGCTGGGCGGCACCCCCGGGGTGGTGATCCCGTCCGGTTCGCTGGTCGGAAACTCGGTCGACCCGACGGTGGTGTTCGAGACCGTCGCGCCCAATACCATTGGGGGCGGCGGTACCGTCAACGCCTCGATGCGCGCCACCCAGGCGGGCCCGCTGCATGGACTCGCCGGCACCCTGACCGCGGTCATCACGGTGATCAACGGCTGGAACACCGCCGTGAACGGCTCGGACGCCGCCCTCGGCACCACCGGCGAGACCGATCCGACCCTGCGCCTACGGCGCTCCGCTTCGGTGGCGCTCCCGTCCCAGGGCATCCTGGACGGCCTGTACGCTGCGCTGGTTGGTGTCGAGAACGTCACCCGGGCGGCGGTCTACGAGAACCCAACCGACGTCGTCGACGACAACGGGCTGCCGCGGCACTCGATCAACGTGATCGTGCAGGGCGGCGCCGACGCTGACATCGCGAACGCCATCTGGCTCAAGAAGAGCGTCGGCGTGACCCAGGTGGGATCGGTGACCCATGCCGTGGTGGACGTCCAGGGCATCTCTCACGCGATGAGCTTCGACCGTCCGATCGACGCTCCGATCTGGATAACGATCCAGACCCACTTGGCCCTCGGAGCCGAGACCATGGTGATTATCCAGGACGCGATCGTCGCATGGGGCGAGGCCAATTCTACGATCGGCGGCGACGTCATCTGGTCACAGCTGTTCATTCCGATCAACACGGTCCCGGGCCTCGACATCGTCAACCTATTTGTCGGCCTGGCAGAGAGCCCCGGCACGCAAGCCAACGTCGTGATCCCATTCAACGCGCTCGCCACATGGGATCGCGACCGAATCGTATTCGGAGCGATTGGTTTCTGACCCGTGGCTGACGACGCGACCAAGGACTACCAGGCCCAGGCCCGCAGCCGGATCCTGCTGCAGTACCGGCAGAGCCCGAAGCTGCTTGCGTTCGTCGACGCGCTCATGGCGCCCGTCCAGAACATCGACAGCACGTTGCTGGGCGTCGGCCCGCTTGACGATCTGGATGTCGCTGCCGGCGTGAACCTCGCGACCACCGCCGACCTCGTGGGCCAGCGCCGCGAGCTCGTCAACGGCAACGTGGTCGACGACGCCGAGCTGCGCGTCCTGGCCAAGGCGCGGATCACGCGCAACACCGCCCATGCGACCGGGCCCGAACTGATCGCCATCCTGGCCACGGTGTTCGCGGCGCCCATCATCCTGAGCGACTACGGCGGCATGGCGATCGGGTACGCGATCGGGCGCGTTGTGACCTCCGACGAGGCGGCGATCCTGAACTCCGGAGCTGGCGGCACCATCCTGGCGCGGCCGATGGGCGTGATGGTGACGCAGCAGTTCTTCAACGCTGCCGGCGACTACTTCGGCTTCGCCGATACCCCCGGCGCAAAGACATTCGGCGAACTGAACGCCGCCGCTCCGCCGGGCGGGCCGTTCAGCGAAATCTTCTGATCCACTGCCGCTGGTGGCTGGATAGAGGCAGATGGCTGCCACCGAACCAGAGTTTGCGCCGGTCTGGGGCGAATCGATCTCCGCCTCGCCGGATCTCGTCCGGCCGTCCGACGGGTTCATCCAGGCCGGCTGGCCGCTGACGTCGATCCCGCCGTCGCGCGGGTTCTTCAACTGGGCGATGAAGTTCGGGTCCAACGCAGCCACCTATCTGCTCGAGCGCGGCATCCCGAAATGGAACTCCAGCCGCACCTATGCCGTAGGCGCCGTCGTCCGAGACGCATTCGACAACACGATCTATGTCGCGACGGGTATCACCACCCAGGGCGTGGACCCGAACACGGACCTCGGTAAATGGCGGCCGCTGTTCGATCGCGCTGGCTTTCCAGTAGGGCGAACAGTTCGCTGGACAGAGCAGTGGGGCGGAACGAATTTCTCCGCCGGGAGCGTGGGAACCACTTCCCTCGACGTTGACACCAAGGGGTGGACGGCGGCGCTCACCACCGCGACCACGGGCCACGTCATCGTCAGCACATCCTTCGACGACGGCGCCTCGGGGTTCCCGGGAACCGGGCTCTCGCGAGTGGCTCGCCTGAAGTGCAATGGCGCGGACTCCGGGGACATCGCTCTCCTTCAGAAGGCGGGGGAGTTCAAGTTCACCACGAGCCGGTACCTGGTCACCGAATTCGACGCGTGGGCAGGCACGGTCGCCGCGACGATGAACTTGTTCGGTGGTATCGGCGGCGGGGTGCCTACCGCCGGAGTGATGGGGGGCGCGTACTTTTTCGCCGACAGCGGCGGCGTCTGGAAGGCGGTCTGCGGTGACGGGACGTCACTCAGCTCGTTTGTCAGCACCGGCGTTTCGGTCCTCGGGGCATGGCAGCGCATGCGGGTCGAGTTGATCGGTTCGGTCGTAAACCCCGCCGGAGCGACCACGCAGGCGAAGTTCTACATCGACGGCGTGCTGGTCGCGACCATCACGACGGCGCTTCCAGTCGGCAGCGTGCTGGGGACGACGTTCGGGTTCAAGAAGATCGCCTCCGGCGCCGACTCGTTGCAGTCGTTCGTCGGGCCGGTGCAGTACGCGCGGACCTACTGAGCCGATTCGAGATCGCGAGTCGCCTGCTCTCCGAGTCGACGAAGGGTGTCCACGTCGTTGTGGAACTTGGCCCCAGCGAATTCAGAGGAGTCCCTGGGCAATGACCACCAGTCCCCGCCGTCTTTGATGCAGTTCTTCATCTCCTCGTCCTTCCGGAATACTGCCTCAAAGAGATAGATGAAGTTCTTCGATCTCATGGTCGCGGTCGGCGACAGGATCGTTTCCTTTGCGCACGAAGCGAAGACCGTTCTGTCGGCGAACTGGGTTTCGCAGCGCTTTTTAATCCTAACGATCGACGACGCCTTCTTCTTCGAGGCGCCGGCCTTGACCAGATCCGCGAACGCCTCCTCGAACTTGGCAGCGTCGAACGCGCCTCCGTCTGTCTTTGGCAGTTCGAATTCAGCGTCGGCGCAGCCGGCCAGCCGATCGGACTGGAATCGCGAAAAACTCAAGACGACGATCACTTTGGATGGCGCAGGAGGAGCATGGGGTGCGGCGACATCGCCAACTGGAGCGGCGGTCGGCTGTGGCGACGGGGGCGTGACCGAATCGCGCTGACAGGCAGTCAGCAAGAAAGCGAGCAGGAGCGAAGGTCTCACAGCGGCGCGCATTCGGAACAGGACTTCACGCAGAGCGATCCACTTGACCGGCGGCATTCTTCATCGTGAAGCATGAACGGAGTCGGGAAACAGGTCATGCACGCTAGGTTTGCGCTTCCGGCTTTGACCAGCGGATCGCCGGCGTTGTTTACGCACATCTGCGAGCTGGTCGGCTCCCACCCGTTGACCGCCATGCACGTCCGGTACTCCACCGCCGCGCCGCC